ATGAATCTCATTCATAAACTCTTTTAACTCTGAATCACTTACTGAACCTGAAGTATCAATAGCTAATAAGATGTGTTGACGCATTTTAATTTTTAGACCTGGAAAAGCCGGAAACCTTCTGTTTTCCTTTCTCTGAAGTTTCTTGGTATATACTTTTGTACTTGTACCAGTAAATCTTCTTACATAACCTCTCCAATCAAATTTTTGTTTTACAAATTGTTCTACTTTAATAAGGGCAGACATTTCTCCAGGAACATGACCTCTTTTCTTTTCAGTCTGTTCCTTAGCCTCAGTAAGAATTCTCTGAATCTGACGGTCAATAAGTTTTTGTTCTGTTTCACTTATACCATCAAATTCATCCCATGTACTATGGTCATCACCTGGACTCATTCCTTGTTCCATTTGGTCAAGCAATTGATCCATAGCTTCTGAACCTGAAGTACCGGTTTGTTCCTTCTGCTCCTGAGCCTCTTTCAGCTTCTTATAGTAGTATTTAGTACCTGCCTTTCTATCAAGATTCAACTCATGATAATCATCAATCATTATACCTCGGCTAGGTATCTTAGATTCAATTTCTTTTAGTTCCTCTGGTGTAGCATTATTATCTTTTGCTTTTTTATACTCAGTCATTACAGCATCTTTCAACAGTGTAAATTCTTCTGTAGTATACTCTCCACCCGGTAACCAGTCATTTTCAATATACTGGTTAATTTCCATGTCCATTGCAATGTTGGCCATTCTCTTATCAGCAAAATTATGATATGCTGTTAAGTGCCCAAATGCAATATGTAATAGCTCATGTTTTAACAAACCTAATCTATGTAGGTCAGTCAATTCACACCAGAAAGTCTCATTAATTGCTAACTGGTAGTTAATCCCATTCTTACTAACACCTGCTGTAGGAATGTCATTTCTCCAATGCTTATTCAGCTGAATTAGAAAATAGCCATAATACGGCTCTTTAAGCATAAGGTCCTTGCTGGCCTTGCTTAGTAAATCTACTTTATTCATGTTTTTGCTTTTATTTCTAAATCACCAATAACCTCATAACCAAATTTCATCAGACCTTTTTTCATTTCCATTAGATACATTTCTAAGTATAACTCAATGTATTTAGAATTATCTTTTGTTTTTGCTAAAATAGTAGTCAAAAGAGTTAAGCTTACAGATCTGTTTGCATTACGCAATGATTGTTGGAAGAATTCTCCAAATCTAACATTAAGCATTTTATAAAATTTCACTTCAAGCCAAAAATGGGAATCTTTACCGCTATAAACAATAATGATAAAAACCCAAGCTGTATTAGTATCATTTTCCTCTAAAGAATTTAATATTACTTTAGCCATTTCATGATTACTTTGATCACTTGACTTAATCATTTCAATCAGATTCTTGCATTCTTTTTTGTTATGTTTCTTGTAATAAGGTTGATTATCCTTACACCAAGTTTTCAATTCCTCTTTTGTTTGAAAAGGTTTTATCCAAGATTGTCCTGACATTATTTGATTAAACATGGGTTCAAGCTCATTAATAAAATCTTGAACTGTCCAACCTTCCCATACATGTTTATTAGTACTCATAATTATTTTGTTTTATAAAACCTACCTAAGATGTTTCCATTAAGAAACTCTTCTTTTTCTAACACCTCATATACAAAGTGATGTTTTGTTTCCTGATAAGTAAGCTCAGTGCTTGAGTAACATATTCTAAGTATTTCTCTTTTAATATTTACACCCATTTTATGGGCTTCTTTCAGTATTTTATTGGAGCTGTAATAATTTAGAAAATCTGGTCTAAGAACTCTAGTATACTTTTTAAGCCTCTTATCAGTACTCATAGCCAAAGCTTTCTTACCCAAGGGTCTTTTTATACTAGCAAAGAAGTTCTTCTTACCTATGTAAGAAACAGACTTACCATCTATTATAGCTGTCATAAGATAAATAAATCCTATGCCTCCTTCTGGGATATCTAACTCACCAAATACTTTACCTTGATATGTCCAAAAATCTATTGGTTTACTCATAATAATATTTTTATTGATTGAAATACTATGTTTCTTGTTTCTTGAACACCTCTTGCTTTTACAGTATCAGATATATCTTTCTCAAATGGAAGAACTATATAATCAAAACCATATCTTTTCTTGTAAGTTTTAGCAGCATCAATACCAGCTTGATCATTGTCAAAAATTAATATGATTTTAGCATACTTCTGAATATACTTTTTCATAAGATTTTCTGCAATAATTGAGTTCTCACTATCTGGTGCAATACATTCCACATTCCCAATTCCAAGAGTTTTAAAAGACATGATATCTTTCAAAGATTTAGTTATTATCAGATACTTACACTCAAATGTAACTTGCTCAGAACCTTGAATATAATCAGCTACTTTAATAAATTTGCTGACTTTATTCTTAGGCTGATAAATCTTATACAGTGTACCATCATTTTTGAAATAACCATAAGTATAGTTGTTTTCAAACCGGAGCTCTTTTACAGCACCATCATGATCAGTCTTACTAAGTATAAAATACTTCAGTGGTTGAACATTGTATTCTTCTAATAATTTAGAACCTAGCTTATAGCTTAACCAGAAATCTTGGTCAAGATTATTCCAGTGTCTGATCTCATAGTCAGAAACTTCATATCTACTCTCAGGTTTATATTCTCTGGGAGTAATATCATTTCTTAATACATAATCAGAATAGTCATCCATTATCTTTCTAACAGCTATTCCTCTAGATTCAAGATTGTAATACAACATTACAAACTCAATTGAATCACCAGACTTACCTGAAGAAAAATCTTTAAATGAATACTGGCCCATTTTGTTTGGGTATATACAAAATGACGGAGTTTTCTCATTAGTAAATACTGATTTGATTTTTACATCTTGGCCTGTTAACTTTTCTGTTAAGTTTAAATAGAACTCAAACACCCATTCTCTAGGAACTTGGTTTAAGTCATATATAATTGCTTTTGTTGAAATCATACCAAAAATTTTAGAATAAAAAAGGGAGCACTGAGACTCCCTTTCTCAAAAGTTATTACTCTTAATCTAAGCTGAAGTCTGCAGCATTCTTACTTGGAATAGAGAAATCATCTTCTGTTCCAAATTCTTTCTTCTCAGTAACCTCAAGCTTTTTAAGGTGTTTAGCCTCATTATACTCAACAATATTACCAGTTTCAGCATTACCATAAGCATACTTATTACCTTCACCTTTTGGTAAATACATGTCATAGTTAGTATAACCAGTTTTACCCATATATTCTTTACCAGCTACACACCATTTAAGATATGTGTCTTTGATTGGAGCATTTTCACTGAAGTTTTTAACAAAGTCTTCAATAGTATCAAACTTGTTATCTTGAGCTACAAACCATTCATCAGCACCATATGTATGAGCTAAGTTTTTCAAGAAGATCATGATAGATCTATCTCTCTGAATCTTAACACCAGTTTTAGTCTCACCATCAGCAAATGCATATTGGCTTGCTTTTACTCTACCAATTTGACCTGCATAATGACCTTTGCTAGCATCATCTTTGTCAATCATAAACCCTTCAAAACCTTCAATAGGTGGTGTTTCTACATTTAACATCAAATGATATGCACCTTCAATAAATGAGAAATCTTCTAAGTGAATAGAATTAATTTTTAAAACATGATTACCTGGTGTAATTGTTTTAGGCATCCCAGAGCCTGTTCCTAAATCAGTTGTACTTAAAGCCATCTTCTTTTTACTTTTTAATTGTTAAACTTATTTTTTATTTTACATACACTTCATCCCAAGAAATCTTTAAAGAACCTTCTGAGGAATCAGCAATTACTATTTCTTTATTTCTCAAGTGGTCTGGTCTAGCACCACAAGTTACTTCTTCATTGGTCTTAAAACTAAGTATAGTTTTAGAACCCTTACGGTACATATAACCAATAGCATCTGCATTAGCACAAACTAAAGATTTTAATTTACCTGACAAATCTATATTAGCAGACATAACCATCTCACCTTTGTCATCAACTTGTTTATCTTTGATGTGACCAGACAAGATTACAAAGTCAGCTAATGTATCTACATAATCCAACACTTGGAAAAAAGCTTGGCGAATATACAAATAACCTGCACCATTTGGTAAAGTAGTGATGTTATCACCATCATAATTTTTACCCATTGGTGTTTGTTTGTAAAGTTTTATTGCCAGTGGCTGTATCATTTCTTCCAATGCTGTTACAGTATCTATAGTGATATAAGTATAAGGCTTATTAGCTTCTCTAATAGCTTTACCTGCATCTAGTAACTCCTGTAAATTATTGATAGGAATCTTCAGTGCTTCAAGAAAATCTGTACCATTCTCTAAGTCTAAGATTAGATTATTTTCAAGACCTGAATAACAAGTAGTTTTACCTGTCTTAGGTTTTGAATAAATAACCAATCTTTTAGGATTAACTCTCTGAGCCTTTACCTTTGTTGTTGGAAGTACTATACTCATTACTTAGTAATTAATTCATTTAACCATGCTCTGCTGCTAATAGGTTTCCCTGTCATGATAGCTGCAAAATCTGCAATTGTCATTTCACTAACATTTACATGTGGAATGTTAGGAATAGATTTAATCTCTGACACAGAATTATTAGTTTTTGGTTTTAATTCTTCTGTAAAATCAGGAAAATCATTATTGTCAACTAAAGAATTCTGTAGTCTTGGTAAATCCATATCAAAGTCAGAACCTTTCTTCTTCTCTTCAATCTCAGCAAGTCTTTTTTCAAATAAACCATAGCTAAGTGTAGTTCCGTCAGAATTAACAGCTACTAATTCTTGTAATGGAACTGTGAATAATGAATAGTCAGATCCTGTTGAAGATACACCACTTTTCTTATCATATTCTTCAGAATAGAAAGGATTGTATCTATATCTAAACAATTGTCTGTTTTCATAGAATGGTTTTACATCTACAACTGTACCTGAATTATCAGTTACATTGTCATAAAACTCTACATACAAATCTTGACCCTTATTTAATTCAGACTCAAAAAATTGTACTTGTCTACCATACTTACCTTTTTGAAAAAAGGCAGTTTTAATCAAGAATACAGGATCAGACTCACCTATCTTCTTAAAAGTTTCTATGTGATTTACATAGAATTCTTTTTCTCTTGTTTTTCTTACTGTTGTTACACTCATGTTGTTGAAATTTTTGGTTTAACTGCGGTAGGAGGTGTTGGTACTTCTACAATCCTCATCAAAGTTCTATCAAGTCTAAAGAAGCTTATCCTAGTAGTACCATTCCTTGATTTAAGGAAGTGAAACACTAAGATGTCTTCATCCGCAATAATAAATTTTTCCGGACCATACAACCTAATCTTTCTTACAGAAGGTTTATTAATACCCATTACCACATCCGCATGTTGTAGTAATGCATCAGACCCGTAAATATCAGAATCTAGCACATAATTACCATAAGTACCTTCTTCTTGTCTTTTAGGATCATCTATGTTTCTGTTAAGCTGACTTAATACAATGAATGCTATAGGATATTTCTTTTTCATCATAGTGAGAGCCTCACCTAAGCTTCCTAGCATATCAAATTTGTCTTTCTGTCCCTTACCAACTTTAAATAATGCAGAGTGATCTATTGCAACTAACATATTACTGAAAGTACCATCATCATTTTTGTACTTCTCCATTTCATAATGTATTGTTGCACACATTTCATCTACAGTACATGCATCATAGACAACATTAATTCTGTCTGTTGCCTGCATGTTTTGGTAATACCTAACACACTCATCATAGATTCTCTTATCTACAAGTTTCCCGTCCTTACTCATTAATGTGTTGTAATCAGCACTTGTAATCAGACTCAGTTTTCTTACACCGCTTGTTTCATCTACCATCTCCATCTGAAACTTCAAAACTCTAAAATATTGG